CCAGTCACGCGTGCGCCGGACATCATCTGAATCGCGCCGCCGTTGCCGAGGTAGTTCACAACCGTGTAGGTCGGATGTCCTTCGGACGCAGGCTTGTAAAGCTGACACTTGCCAAGGCTGACGCCTGCTGCGGGTGCGGTCGGCAAATGAAAGCCAATCGTCAGCGCGTCGGAAGAAATTGAGTCGATGACGCGAACGCGGAAACCGTTTGTGCCGTCTTTAATGAGAAGGCCTTCGCCGCGTTCGAAGGTCGCACCTTCGCCAGTGTCAACGTTGATGATCGACGTACTGGATCCAGAAACCGTGTCATACTGCGTGTTGGTCGTAGACTTGGCACCAAGGAAAGCGTGGAGAAGTTTTGCGTAGTTTGCCTCAACGCCTTCGGTTCCTGAGGAGCGGAAGTAGTGCGACAGTGAAACGGTTGGGTTTTCTGCGCCTTGGATGGACTTCGCAGGGCCAATTGATGAGCGCAACTCTGCGTTTTCGAGTTCATCGAACGCGGGTTCAATTGAGAAGTCGTCTTGGATCGCAACCGCGTCGGTGCCCGCTGTCGGGAGAACCGGCGTTCCTTCGGTCGTTTCGACCTTCATAGCGAGGACACTTGAGCGCGTCGTAATGTTTGCCATCTCTATCTATCTCCCTTTAGGTTACAGCGTCTTGATATTCTATGGTTACAGACAACTCCATGGCTAGAAACTTCTGCAGATCGGCGTCGATAAACTGCACGCCGTTGTCAGATGAAAGCGTTGCCTTGATACAGTTTCCGTCCAGAGTCGTCTTGTAGATTGCTTTTCGCAGTGTATCATGATCGACAAGCAAGTCACGTTCAACCAATTCACGCGACCCAGTGTCGTTCTGCAGTTTGGTCATCTTGTTGACCAAGACGACCGTGAAAACTCTCTCATAAAACGACGTACAGCCGAGGGTCCGCTCCGTATCCACGCCCGGGCCAACGGCCACGCCGTAGCCTTTAGTCATGTGGATAAACGTGTTGGCGTCGATCTGATACGGATTCGGAAAACGTTTGTAACCCACGAGTTCTGTCTCGATCAGGTTACAAAGTTCCGTGTGGATGTCTTCGATTTTGACTGGCATCTGGTTACCGCGTCATAAAATTTGTTGAAAGGCAACGCTCAATCGGGTCGGGGCTGCCGTTGCCGGTGACGTCGATCAGGGGGTATTTGACGTTCATCGCTGCCGTGTAGTCGTCGCGGGCGCGTTTGAGTTGGTCCGAGTAGGGCTGTCCGAACGCTTTGTAAACGATTTCTGCAACCTTGTGGCAGCTTGCCTCCTCGTACTGGGTCCAGTCCATGATTTGGCTTGAGGAGATAACAATATCGCCCTTTTTCAGGTCAGCGATGATGCGCTCGGCCGCCATGTAATGCTGGTCATTCCAGTTGGCTTTACCGGCGGCAAACCCTGTCAGGATGTCCGTGTTGTTCAGGTCCGGATAATACGTGTAAAGGACACTGTCTTCTGAGAACTTCTGGCCGATGTATTTTAAAGTCGTTCCGTTGCTGAAGTTTGCAGACCACGACAGCCTTGCCCAATACTTCCAGTAAACTTTGAACGCGGAAAGACCTGTCACGTCCTCTGAAGTTTCTTCTCGGTCCCACCCCTTGAGCCTATCCGTCGCCCAAGACAGACGCCCGGTGTTTGCCATCCCGTTGGTTCCGTCTCTCAAGTCAACTGCGGGCGTCCATTGTTGGCCGAACCACATATCTACGGACGCAACTGCTGCGTTGTTGTTATGGGGCTGAGCCTCGAAAAAGAGGTTGTTAAACGGCATTACTGAGCCAATGTAGAGATACTCCCCGACGTTATAGTGAAACGTCTGAGTCCCTGCGCGAAAGTCGACGACTGCCTTGGTAATATCAGCCCCGTTATAGATGACGCGAAGGTCTTGGCTCATGTTCCGTCCCTCGTTACTGAAGTTCTTTCACTGCCTGTCATATCTGCCGTAACTCGGTCCTTGGAATCGGACACGTCTCTGAATGTAACTGTGGCTGTATCGCCTACGCCGGGCGTGATCGTGGTCTTCCCGGCGGCAACTGCCAGCAAGATCCTCAATACTTCTCGCGCGTCGAGGGTACTTTCTATCGTCTCCGTCCACGGATTTGATGCAGACCCTGAAGCGTTGAGCTTTTCTCCCATGGTGCCTGCTAAATTGTAACTCGAAGCCAAGGCATTCCATACAGCGTCAGCAAGTTTTGTTGGTGAGAACTCATTTTCCAAGGTCATGTCTGCAGACATGTCGGCGGTCGCAAAATTGTCTGCGTCTGTTTTTGTCAAAGATCCAAAAAGTGACGCAAGCATGCTGACGATCGCGCCAAGCTGCGCGTCAGTGATGGTCATGGACGCTGAGATATCTGCGAGCAAACTTGCAGAAGCCGACAGTTCCGCATCTGTCAGACTGAGTGCGCCAGACAAACTGGCAATCATGTCTGAAATAAGTTGAAGCTGCGGCGGAGTTATCGTCAGAGTCCCTGTCAAGCTGGCATCAAGCCCTGAGCCAGAGACGAGTAATGCAGAAGTTCTTTCAAGCTCTGCGACCAAAAGCCTGTAGCTGGCAATCCCGCCAGCGATGCGTGGCATCATTAGCGAATACGGATGGAGATACCCGTTCGGAGTGGCAGACTTTGGCAAAAACCCTTCGCCATAGTAGCGGTTGTACCTTCTCGAACCGTGCTTTGACGCAGTGTTGTCAAAAGACAAAGACCCAGCCCCAAAGGAGCCGGCAACGTGCGCCAAGTTATGGTTCGTCAGAAGGCCCAAAGATTACCCCCAAGCAACATCAACGTGCCCAAATAGCGCGCTGTTTGTTGGCGTGTTGACACCTGAGTAGAGAAGCCATTGCAAGTTCGCGCCGTCATAGATACGAGGCATTGACGGAAGTTGGTTCACAAGGTCGCGCTCTGTCGCAACGCCAAGAGTAGTCAGCGGGATTGTAAGAAGCGGCCTACAAAGGCCGATCGAAAACTCACCTGAGACGTAAGAGACAGAGATTGTGACAGTATCGATTTGAGAGATCCCAGAGTCCGCGCCTTGCATCGGCATGAACGGTCCGTATTTACCCGAGCCTGTGCCTGAGTAAAGAATTAGGCCGTTTGCAGGCGCAGTCTTACCGACCGGCAAGACCGTAGGTGTTGCCCTACCAGTATCTTGCGTGGAGTTTCTATAGCCGATCGACAAACTCGGCGTTGCAGCACCCAGGGGCGTGGCGTTGGTATTCCACATAAACGCCCGAAGCCCTGCGCCCGACGTGTAGCGCGGGAGAAGTGTGTTTATCGTATGCGTCCCCGTGCCTGCGTCGGTGATGTCGATAAACGTCCCCGCTACCGCGTTGGCGTATGATGATGCAAGCCGACATGTCGTGTCAGACACTTTAATGACAAAGTAGTCGGTCGCGGTTGCAAGCCCTGCTGGCAAAGTTCCAGAGGTTGTTAGACGGACGCGCGTTAAGGGAAACAAGTTATAAAACGTGTGCGTCAGAAGATCCGTCGAATCATCCGCCGTGAAGTTGTTCGTAACACTCAGAGTGTTTGTCAAGCTCTGTGCCGTGATCGTCGTGACAGAGGTCACGCGGTAAAAACCGACAAGATCGACAAGCATGAGGACACAGGGGTTAACCGTCGCAGCGGCGGAAAATGCCGATGCGTTGATAATATGCTTCGTAGCTGACGGCGATTTATCCCCGCCATGCTGGAACGTCCCGGCGTTGGCCGTGGTGTCTGAAACAGGCTGGAACGCCAAGTTGGTCCCGGTGTTGTACAGGGCGTCTGCCGCAGGGCTACCGCCGCCACGGGCGAGGCAGTGCCATTCCCCGGCAACTGCTGCGGTTGTCGGTAGGAACAGCTTGTTCCAGTCGAGACGCTGAAAGTTTCCAGCGGCGGTTTTTGATACAAGGTCATCCATTGATGTAAACGGCATATTATCCCCAAACTGTTTCGATAGTTCCTTGCAGAGCTTGACCTGCAAAAGAGACGTTTGCGGTTCCAATAAGGCTCAAGAACGCACTGTTTTCTATTCTAGGCATAGCAAAGCTGCGGTCTGTCAGGTAGCAAGTTTCGCAGGGTGCAGCAGCAGACCTGAACGAAAACGACGCAAGAGGCTTTACCAGAACAAGAGTGATCAGCCCCACGTCTGAGCCACTTGTAAACTGTACCGACTCGATACTTCTCACGCCCGAGTCACCGGACTGTAACGCCATGAAAGGGACTGCGGTTGATGCCAGCCCGCCCGTGGCTGGGGCGTTACTTGTCGATATGGTTCCGGTAAAGAAGCTTGCATTCGTCAGAGTATGTGGCGGAGTTTGACGTCCCGGCACGCCGTCTTGATTGGTGTAGGTCACGACGAAAGGGATGTTACCAACAGAATGTTGCGCAACGGTGACAGGCATAATCTTAACGCCGTTGCCGTCAGTGTATCTCGTCAAAGAAACGTCGTTTACCATTACCTGCGCGTCGTTCGTATCCTCTGCAATGAACGGGTAGTACATAAGAATGTCGCAGAGGATGAAATACCCAACACCGCCCGCAAAAGATGACGCGATAAACGAAAAGTCTTTCAAATATTTCTTGGCAGGTGCCGGAGCGTTTCCGTGGCGTATCCCACCTCTTGAGGAATCAACAGTCGCAGCTACGAGAGGCTCGCTCGCGTAATAAAACGGTGACGGGTTACCGGGCGAAATGGTCGTGTCAACCCAGACCCCTCCTGTTGTCGCAGGAACTGGAACTTTTCTAAATGTAAATACCGTCTCTTTGCCAAGCTCTTTGTAATCGACGATATCTTTGACACTACCAATCGTCATGATTAGTCCAGCGTAAAGACCAGAGACCCAGCAGCAAATTGCGGCTGAATACCGGTCGCGACGTTAACTGACGAGTTAAGAGCACCGTAACAGATAATATCCCCTGCACCTGACGCCGAAGTCACGATAGAGACGTGCGTGACAGTGTTTGTTCCGGACGTGCAAACTGGAAACTGCTCAAGGTTTGCGTTCTCAACGGTAGCCCCAGACACGGTAAGATCCGAAGCGCGGGTAAGGACGACGCGGGCGTATCCACCGTAGGTCGCTTCGTTTGTGGTAGCACTCCCCGCCTCACCGGGGTTTGCCGTGTGAAGGGCGAGCCAGAGGTTGGTGTTGCCATCCCAGCCGACGTTGGTGCCTTTGAAGATGTAATCCAAAATGGCTGTTTCTGCTGCGTTGCTGAAACTCATGACTGCGCCCC